GCCTCGGGGCGATCCCGAGACGCCAGCAACCGAGGAGAGCCGCGATGGCACGCCCAGGCCCACAGCCCAAGGACCCCGAGCGGCGGCAGCGCCGCAATGCGACACCCGAGATCCTGCGGCTCCCTGCTGCCGGCTACGACGGTGACTACCCGGCGTTGCCGGCCGCCTACCTGATGTCGATCTGGGACAACGACGCCCAGACCCCCATCGACATCCGGGTGGAGTTCCTCGCCGCGACGAGGGACTGGTACAACGCGTGGGCCTGTTCGCCGCAGGCCACCCAGTTTTCTGGCGTGACTTGGCTGACCCTCAAGCGTCTCGCGATCCTCGTGGACCGTTTTGAGCGGGGCGAAACCAAGCATGCCGGCGAGATCCGGTTGCAGGAGTCGAAGCTCGGAGCGACACCCGAGGACATGGCGAAGCTGCGGTGGGTGATCGACGATGACGCTGATGCCCCTGGGTCGAAGGTGACGGAGCCGTCCGCGCGGCGTGGCAAGGCCGAGCCTCGCCACCTTGCCGTTGTCACCTAAATGGAGTTCATCGTCCCGGCGATGGAACCGGTCGGGAGCGAGTGGCCGACCCTCGGCCCGGAGATCTGCGACTGGATTGAGGCCCACTGCGTGCACGGCCCCGGCGACATCCGCGGCCAGCGGGTCACGCTGACCAACGAGGAGCAACGGTTCATCTGGCGGGCCCACGAGGTCCACCCGAAGGGCCACGCGCTGGAGGGTCGCCGCCGGTTCGCTCGGTGTGCTCTGTCGCGAAGGAAGGGCTGGCGCAAGACCGAGCTGGCCGCGTGGCTGGCGATCGCCGAGCTCGACCCCACCGCGCCGGTCAGGTTCGACGGGTGGCGGAAGCATCGCGGCGAGTGGATCCCCGTTGGGCGGCCGGTCATCGACCCGTTCATCCCGATGTGCGCCGTGACCGAGGAACAGACCGAGGACTTGGCGTACGGGGCGGTGTGCGCCATCATCAACGAGTCCGCCGAGCTGGCGGACCGTTTCGATGTTGGCCTTGAGCGGGTGATGCCGATCGAGTCGGCGGGTGTGCTCAAGGCGGTGGCCACCGCGCCGTCTGGCACAGACGGTGCACGCACCACCTTCCAGCACTTCGACGAAACCCACCTGTTCGTGTTGCCGAGGCTGCGTGCGGCGCACAGAACGATGCTGCGCAACCAGCCGAAAAGGTTCATCGCCGACGCCTGGTCGCTGGAGACGACCACCATGTACGGGCCGGGCGAGCACTCGGTCGCTGAAGCGACGCACGAGTACGCCAAGGCGGTCGCCGACGGCACGGTCGCCGACACCCGGCTGCTGTTCGACCACCTCGAGGCGTCGGAGGGACACGACATCGAGACCGACGAGGGCCTGGTCGCCGCCGTCACGGAAGCGTCCGGCGATGCGATCGGCTGGGCGAACCTGCCGGGGATCATCGCTCAGTTCCGTGACCCGACCGCGGACGAGGGCGAGCTGATCCGGTTCTGGCTCAACCGGCCGCACCAAGGCGAGGACGCGTGGATGCCTGCGGCGTTCTGGCGCCAGATCGAACACCCGGCACGGAAGTTGAAGCCGGGCGAGTCGATCGCTCTCGGTTTCGACGGATCCCAGGGCACGACCGACGGACGCATCCCTGACTGGACGGTCCTCGTCGGCTGCTGCATCTCCGACGGGCACCTGTTCGTCGTCGGCGCGTGGGGGCCGCCCGAAAAGAACTGGAAGAAGTGGAAACCGCCACGCCGTGAGGTGATGGCCACGATCCGCATGACGATGCGGGACTTCGACGTCGTCCGAGCCTACGGCGACCCGCCGTACTGGCAGTCCGAGATCGAGAAGCTCCAGGGCGAGTATCGGGATCGTGCCGACAAGCCGGTCTGGGTGCCGTGGGAGACCATCCGCCCGAAGCACATGGCCGAAGCCCTCGACCGGGTCCGCACTGCGGTCGTCACTTCGCAGGTGGCACCTGGCGGTCAACTGCGCTCTGAGATCTCACACGACGGCGATGGGCGCCTCGAAGCCCACGTGCTCGCCGCCCGCATCCGCGAGGACCGCAAGCACACCACGATCGGCAAACCCGATCACGCCACCAAGATCGACCTCGCCGTCGGCGCGACCCTCGCCTATGAGGCCCGCGCTGACGCCATCGCCAGCGGCGCGTTGAAGCGCCGCGGCGGCGTGGCGGCGTTCTGAGGGGGTTCACCCATGCAGCTCAGCGACGACGCCAAGGCGGCCCTCGGCATCCTGGCCAAGCTCGAGAAGGCGCTTATCACTCGAGCGCCGACCTTCCGCACCTACGACAACTACTACGAAGGCAAGCATCCGCTTGCCTTCGCAACTGAGAAGTTCCGCGAAGCGTTCGGCGGGCTCTTCCTCGAGTTCTCGGACAACTGGTGCGAGCTCGTCGTCGACGCCGTCGAGGAGCGCCTCAACGTCGATGGCTTCCGGTTTGGCGACGAGCTTGCTGGCGACAAGCAGGCGTGGCGGGTCTGGCAGGCCAACCAGATGGACGCCGAGTCGCAGCTTGCACACGCCGAGTCGCTGATCTGTTCGACCGCCTACGGGCTCGTGTGGCCCAACAGCGCCGATGAGGCCACGCCGCTCATGACTGTCGAACATCCCACCCAGGTGATCTGCGGTTACGAGCCGGGCAACCGCCGCAAGCGAGTCGCCGCACTGAAGATGTGGCAGGAGGACGACGGGACTAGCCGGGCGACCCTCTACTTGCCTGAGTCCATCTGGAAGTTCCAGACCACCACCGCATCGGCGATCGACACGCCCGTCGCCAAGCGCACGTGGGTGCCCCGTGAGGTGCGCGACGAGGTCTGGCCGCTCCCGAACCCGCTGGGTGTGGTGCCCGTCGTCGAGCTGCCCAACAAGCCCCGAATGCAGAAGTCGGCCAGCTCCGAGATCCACAAGGTCATCCCTGTCCAGGACGCGATCAACAAGATGGTCGCCGACATGTTGGTCGCGTCGGAGTTCCAGTCGTTCCGGCAGCGGTGGGTCACCGGCATGGAGATCATCCGTGATCCCGAGACGAAGCAGGCCATCGCGCCGTTCGACCCGTCGGTGCTGCGGCTCTTCCAAGCCGAGGACACCGACGCCAAGTTCGGAGAGTTCGGCCAGCTTGACCTCGCCCCCTTTACCGAGACGATCGAGATGCTCGTCCTCCACATCGCTTCCCAGACCCGCACGCCGCCTCACTATCTGCAGCCGCACGGGAAGTTCAGCTCCGGCGAGACGATCAAGTCCGCCGAGGCCGGGCTCGTGGCGAAGACGAAGCGGAAGATGCGGTTCTTCGGCGAAGGGTGGGAGGAGCTGATCCGACTGGCGCTCACCGCGGCCGGTCACGCTGTCGGCCGTGACGTGACCGTCGAGACGATGTGGGCCGACCCCGAGATCCGGGCTGAAGGCGAACGCACCGACGCCGCCCTCAAGAAGAAGGCGCTCAATATTCCTGACAGACAGTTGTGGGAAGACCTGGGCTATACGGAGACTCAGATCGCACGCTTCAAAGAGATGATCGACGAGCAGGTCGCTCGATCATCCGTGTTCGGGATCGGCTCGCCCCTGTTCAACCTCGACCGCCCCCGCTGATGGCAGCGAGCCAGCGCAGCCTCAGGCTGAATAACGTCTACCGGTTCGAGCTCCTCGCCGCCCGCGACCGAGCCGTCATCGCCGTCGCTTCGAGCTGGCGGGCCCTGACCATCGAATCCTACGACGAGCAGTTCCCCGCCTGGCTCCGCTCGGCGACCGCAACCGTCGCGATCGCCCAAGGCCACGCAGCCACCTTGTCCAACCGGTTCGCCGCCGCGTACGTCGGCTCCGAACTCAACCGTTCCTTCGAACTCAACCGTTCCTCGCAGCGCCGCGACGCCGGCCGCACCGTCGACGGTCGGCCTGTCTCCCAGGTCCTCGCCCTCTCCGACATCTCCACCCGCTCCGCCCTCGCTCGCGGCGCCTCACCTGAACGGGGCCTCGACCTGGGTCTCGCCCGGGCCGTCCGCGCGACCCGCACCGAAGTCATGGACGCCGGCCGCTCCGCGCTCGCCGAAGCCATGGTCGCCGAGCCTCGCATCGTCGGTTGGCAGCGCATCACCACCGGCGCCCCGTGCGGTGCCTGTCTCGCTCTCTCCGACCAAGGTCTGCGGACCACCGAGGAAGACCTCGAGATTCACCCGTCGTGCACCTGCACCGCCCTACCGGTTGTCGGTGGGGTGCGTGACACCGTCCAGCCGCTCACCGGCATGGCCCTCTTCGAGTCCAAGACACCCGCCGAGCAAGACGCTCTGTTCGACGGAGGAGCCGGGGCCGTGAAGGCCCAGTTGCTCCGCGGCGGCGACATCACCCTCGCCGACCTCGTCACCCACCACCACCATCCCGAGTGGACCGACGGCGTCTACGAGACACCACTCAACCAACTCCCCGCCGCAGCCACCAACTGAAAGCGAAGGCGCGATGCCCGACGAGAACGACGACCAGCAGACCGACGAAGCCAAGAAGGGCGATGACGCCACGAAGGCCGATGACGCCACGAAGGACGACGGCAAGTCTGACAACGATCAGCTCGGTGACGCCGGCAAGCGAGCGTTGAAGGCCGAGCGCGACGCACGCGCCAAGGCCGAACGCGAACACAAGAAGACGCTCGCCGAGCTGGAGAAGCTCCGCAACGAAGGTCTCTCCGACCAGGAGAGGGCCGTTGCTGAAGCCAAGACCGCAGGGCGCGCCGAAGCCACCGCCGAGGCCACCGCCCGCATCATCAAGGCCGAGATCAAGGCGGCCGCCGCAGGGCGGTTCGCTGACCCAACCGACGCCCTCGCATTCATCGGAGTCGACGACTTTGAGGTGAACAGCGACGGCGACGTGGACCCCGAGAAGATCAAGTCGGCGATCGACCAGCTCCTCGAGAACAAGCCACACCTGGCCGCGACGGCTGGCAAGCCCAACCCGGGCAACCCCGACGGAGGAAGCCGCGGCACCAACGCCGCGCAGCTCACCGCCGCCGACCTCAAGACCATGACGCCGCAACAGATCGTCGAGGCCCGCAAGGCCGGACGCCTCGCCGACTACCTCGCGTCGTCGACCTGATCAGGAGGCAACATGACTATTGCAACTTTCAAGCCCGAGGTCTGGTCAGCCGACCTCCTCGTCGGCCTCGAGAAGAACCTGGTGTTTGGCTCCCCTGCCGTGTGCAACACGGACTACCAGGGCGAGATCTCCAAGGGCGGCGACTCCGTGCACATCAACAGCATCGGCGACCCGACCATCTCGACCTACAGCGGCACCATCACCTACGAGGATTTGCATACCGTCGACCAGGTTCTGGTTATCGACCAGTCCAAGTCGTTCTCGTTCAAGG